TCAACGCCGCCGAGGCGTTCATGGGCACAAGCGGCTGCTGGTTCAACGTCGATGCGCTCGACTACTACGCAAAGAAATTGCGCGAGCCGACCGAACGATTCAACTTCCGCACCGACCAGGAAACAGGGGCAAAAGCAACCAGGGAGATCCGCTCGGACGGCTGGATCCGCCTGTACGACTCACCCGACGACGAGCACGAGTACACGATCTACGCCGACGTCGCGACCGGGCGCGGCCTCGACTACACCGACGCGGTCGTCCTCGACCTGGCGGACATGAACATCGCCGCCGAGCTGCACGGAAAGATCGACCCCGACCTCGCCGCCGAGCAACTGCATTTCCTCGGACGCTGGTACAACACCGCCCGGATCGCGGTCGAGATGGGCGGCGGCTTCGGGGAGGCGGTTATCATTCCCCTCCGGGACGGGAAGAGGGGGCGCCGCCCCTATCCGAAGCTCTACCGCCACGTTCAGGACGACCGCCCCGACTTCAAGCAGAACATCACCTTCGGTTTCCCGATCACAGGCAAGACGCGGCCGCTGATCATCAACGCGCTCGCCGCCGCGATCCGCGACCACCAACTCCCCCACATCCCCTCGGACACGATCCTGGAGCTAAAAACGTTTGTCCGCCACGACACGAACCCGTCCCCGCGCGCGTCCCCGGGTGCCAACGACGACCGAGTTCTTGCGCTCGCGGGGGCGCTGGAGATGTTCCGAAAATACGGATACCATCCATTGGATGCCCGAACGTCTCGCAAGCAGAAAAAGAAGACCTACCGGGGCGATTACGCATGGTCGTGACGAGGATCGCTTCTGGAGCAAGGTTCGGAAGACGGGTGGATGCTGGTTCTGGGAGGCGAGTCTCAACAGCAGCGGGTACGGAGTGTTCTGGCTGCGTACCGCTGGCCCGCGCGGGACGGGACAGAACGTTCCAGCCCACCATTTCGCACTAGCGCTGGCTGGCAGGCCGATTGCGAAGGGGAAGCACACCCATCACACTTGTCGCGAGAAGCGCTGCGTCAACCCCGAGCACATGATCGAGATTCTGCCTCGCGACCATCTCCGTATCCATTCCGGCGACAAAACCCACTGTCCTCAGGGTCATCCATACTCTCCAGAGAACACCTACCTCTACGTCCGAAAGGATGGAGGCCAGAATCGTATGTGTGTGACGTGTGCGAGGGAAGCCACGAAGCGCTGGAGAGCTAGGAGGTCGAAATGAGCATGATGATGCACCCGGACGCGGCCCCACCGGGGCCGGGTTTCGACCCCGGGGGCGGGGCAACACCGGCGCCGCCGCCTGATGCGGCAACACTCCAGGCCCTGATGGCCGGTCTCCAGGGGGGGGCTCCCGGCCCCGATCTCGGCGCTGGACTGCCTCCCGGCGGGGCTCCCCCTGGTCTTGGCGATCCCGGTCTCGGCGGCCCCGACCTTGGCGGCCCTCCTCCCGGTCTTGGCGGGAACCCGGACGACACGCAGCCGATGTCCGCGGTCGACCATATCCGCCAGGCGATGAAGCACTTGATGATGGCGATGACCCAGCAGCAGGATGATCAGATGGGTCACGGGATCACGAAAGGGATGACGGCCCTCCAGGGTCTGCTGTCTGCGGATGCGAAGCAGCCGCGTGGTGGCTGACGAGCGCGGATCCTCGAGTCCGGCGCTCACCACCAGCCCACTCCAGAGCCCCGACTTCCATTACGCCGACGAGCTGGCGAAAGTCATCCAGGCGGTCGAGGACTGCGAGAGCTTCCACACCCGCTGGGTGGCGAAAGTCGAGAAGCGTTACCGCGCCTACCGCGGGCTGGCTGAGAAGCGCAACACGGATGTGGCGACCTGGCGGTCGAACCTGACGATCCCGTATCTGCTCCAGATCATCGAGGGGATGATCTCGACGATGCAGGATCCGAAGCCGACCTGGAAGGTTTGCCCGCGTCCCCGCCCGGGTGAGGCGCCCGAGCTGGTTCAGGGCCGCTCCCAGTCCGGGAAGGTTGCCTCTTCGGCGCTTCAGTGGGCGATGGACGACGACGAGTTTTTCCTGAAGCAGCGCCCGTTCATGCAGCAGGACCTGATCGCGGGGATGACGGTCGCGAAGGTCGTCTGGGCGTACGAGGCGACCGACATGACCCACCTCGTCCCGATGGCGTACGAGATCACCGACGACTGGGGCATCGTCCGCGACCACTACGTCTCGACCGAGGAGCAGACCAAGCACACCGTTCTCCGTGACGGACCCTCGATGATCGTCCGTGACGTGCGCGATTTCTTCTGGCCGGAAGGGACGAAGTCAGTCGACCAGGCCGCGTACGTGATCGACCGGAGTTGGGAAACCTGGGAGTCGCTGAAAGAGAAGGAGCGCGCCGGGGTCTACAAGAACGTCGACGAGTTGAAAGAGGCGCGCAACAACCAGGCGCAGACGGACTACACCGAGCGCGAGCAGGCCCTGTGGTCGCGGGAGCGGAACAAAAACCTGATCGAGGTGCTCGAATACTGGGAGGACGATCAGGTCATCACCGTGGGGGGGCGGACGGTTGTCCTGGCAGGGGGCCGTCCGAACCCCCTGCGAATCAAGCGCAAGCCGTTCGTCGCTTGCTCGGCGATGCCGGACGCTTTCCAGATGGTCGGCATGTCGGTGGTCGAAGGTCTTGCCCAGATCCAGGAGTACCTGTGGACACTCCAGAATCAGCGCTTGGACGCGCTGCGTCTGCTCGTCAACCCGGTCACGTTGATCCGCTCCGACATAGACGACCCGGACGCCTTCGAGTGGTATCCGGGCGCCCAGTGGATGGTTGAGGATCCGGGGCAGGCCTCACAGCTCCAGATCGACGCGACCCCGGCGCAGATCACCCTGGAAGCGGAGGCGCTTTTGAAGGGCGATCTTCAGAACATGCTCGGCGGTCTGCCGATGGCGGGAGGCGTGAACTCGGGCTCGGTCGACCAGAAAACAGCGACCGGTATGTCGATCATCACCTCGATCGCGCAGAAGCTGATCCAGGGTCGCAAGCAGCACTACTCGTGGGCGTATTCGAAAGTCGGCGAGTTGTTCCTGGGGATGATGGGGCAGATGTTGCGCGAGTCGCGGACGATCGCGCAAATCGGCAAGGAGGGCGCGCAGGAACTGCTGGTCGTTCACCCGCTCGACCTTCAGGGCGACTTCGACGTCAAGATCGACGTGCTGGACGAGTCGGTCGTCAAGCAGGAGCGCATCTCCGAGGCGATGGCGCTGGTCAACATGGTTGCTCCGATCGCACAGATCGCGAACGTCAACCTGCAACCGTTCGTCGAGCGGGTGCTGGACGCGAGCGGAATCGACGACACCCAGCGCTTCTTCAACAAGCCTCAAGCCGGGCCGCAACAGGGGCCGTTCGTGCCGCCCGGCGGACAGAACGCCCAGGGCACCCCGCAAGGAATGCAGGGAGTTGCGGGCCAGCTTGGCCAGGGGCAGGCGCCGATCGGATCACAGGGGCAGACGAACGCTGCCGCCGCAACCCAGATGGGTGGCAACAACGGGCTGACCCTCTCCCCCGACCAATTCGCCGCAAGTCAAGTCCAGGCTGCGCAGCAGCTCGGTGGCGGCGGCTACTAGCCGGGCCGTCACGGCCGAGTTGAACCGCAGGGCCGATCTGCTTTCGGGCCTGCTCCGCAACCCGTCCTGGCAACTGATGGAACAGGAGATCGACCGCAAGGTCGGACGGTTGAAACAGACGGCGATGAATCTCGCGCTCGTCCCGGAAGGCGCAGACCAGCGTAAACTCGACACCGTGCGCGGAAACATTGCGGCTCTCGTCTGGATGAAAGGAGTTCCGCGGAGCGCCCAGCACACACTGGAGAGGTTCCTACGTGAACAGGGGATCGAAGAGGAGTTCATCCCCGGTGAGGAGAGCTGATGGCGGGAGTCGAAGGCGAACGCGAACTGGAGGATTTCCTCACCGACGTGTTCGAGGGCAAGGAATCCGCGGAGGAAACCGAGGCAGAGCCAGAGGTTGTCCACGACCGCGCGCGCGGAGAGACAGCGCCTGCCGAGGAGCCCTCACCGTCTGAGGAGGAAGAGGAGCCGTCCGAAGGCGAGGAGGAACCAGCCGAAGAGGTTGGTTCGCTCGCCTGGGCGAAGAAGAAATACGGGGACGACCCGGAGAAGTGGGCGAACGCCGCCTACCAGATGGAGCAGCACATCTCCCGGCTCGCGGGGGAGAAACAGCAGGCCGAAGAGTTCGCGAAGCAGATGGCCGAGTACGCGCAGTTCGCCGAGAACCAGGCAACCGACCAGCAGCAGGCCGGGATGCCGCTCTCCGCGCAGGAGGAAGCATGGATCGACCAGGGCGCAATGACCAACCCGGTCAACTACGCCTACACCGCGCTACTCCAGGGGAACATCCAGCTTTACAACGGGCTGATCGAACGGATCGCCGAAACCGACCCCAGCATGGCCGCCAACGTCGGTGCGCAGGCCCAGGTCGCTATCCAGCAGGCGCGGGCCCAGCAGCAGGTTCAGGCCTCCCAGCAGCAGGCATACGAAGGCGACTTCGCGGGGCGGCTCGGCGACTCAGTCCAGCGCGTCGGAGTCAACCTGAATGAATACGGCGAGCAGATGTCCGAGAAAATCGGCGAGCTGGGCGAATACCACCCCTACGTGCAGACGATCATGCACAGCCCCGACCCGGAGAAGCGCGACCTGGCGTTGATGGCCGTGCTCGACCTCGTCCGCACCGGGCAGACGGCAACGCGCCGGGCGCGCGAAACCGACCGCGAAGCGCAGATCCGCCGCGAGGGCGAGTTGCGCCGCGGCG